CCAGAAAGGATAGGTCGGTAATAAGAGGTTAATCCCACTACCGAACCTAGACTTTCGTTCCACGTAAAACCCGTTTCTCCGAACTTTGTACTCTCTCGCGTGCTCTTCATGCACACGGAAGGTTGACAGCTTCAAAAGAGCTGCGTACCTCACCCCGTCATGTACTACCCTTCTAAAGGGAAACACATAGCGCAGGTAAGAGAACGAAAGCATGCCGTGGACGTTAACTCGCACCGGTGAAGGTGTGAGTTTATAGTCGCGGCATAGACGACCAGAGTCCCTTAGTTGGGTAACTCCGGCGTCTTCGGGGAAGTCCTCCGGGACGAACTTAACCAGTTTCGTAACGGAGGAAAGTACACGAAACAGATAGCGAAGAAGATGCTTATCGTAGACATACGCAGTGGCCCCAAAGTACTTTATGTACATATGGATAAAGCCATTGATCGTCGTATACAAATAAGCTTCGATCGCTTTTTGCTTCTGTATCTCGGGTAGGCTTTTCAGATAGAAAGGCCTTACGTCCCTGCCGCAGTAGAAGTCACCGCCGCAGCTCTCTCTAAACCTTCCTTCAAGAAACGTTTTGTCAGTATTTACTACAAAACCGACAAGATTACACGTTTCAAGAAAGAGGGGCGTCGCGCTGGTTGGTACGATACAATCATCACCATAGACATGACATTCCTGTTCAAGTCTACAGAGAACGGGTAATCCCCGCGATGAACATACCGCACTTTCAGCGAGACAATAGAGCAGGAGGGTCTCCAGTGGGAAAGTTGTTGCATTTCCCATTGTGCTCATCATTCCAAGCGATACCACACGACCATCCGGAAGGGTAGTCCTGTGAGATCGAAGAGTGAAGAGCAAAGAGTACCAATCCTTCGGAAGAAGGAAATGGCATACCGCGAGAGACAAGCTATCCGACATCGACGAAAAATCGATGGTGGAGAAGCTACCCGTTATACTAGCCAAGTAGGCCAGCTTCCGGTGTTTCTCTTGGTCCTCCTGAACGAGTAGACCGTGCATACCTAGACGTTCTGACATAAGGGACAAAATCCCTTGCTGAAAGAACATATTCAAAGTAGGCTCAACCGATATAAATCTATCGATTTTGTCGGTCTTCGGAACAGTGGTGGCTCTGGACGAGTCTGTGGTAACGGTCTCGGGTTTATTCATCCGAGCCTCATTAAGGTTACAAACCTGGGAGTACATCTCTGTATCCCAGCGCTTGTAATGCTCCCACAGCCTCACACAAGACTTCGATCCTGATATGGGCCAGGTCCATTTCGCCTCTAACGAGGTGTCAATGTACTTGACAAGCAGAGAAGTACCAGAAGAGTGTTTAGCTCTTTGGAACATCTCATCCATCAGTCCGTTTGGACTGTCACCTAAAATCTGACGCACGAAATTGCGCGCCCGACGTAGGGTAGGATTGCTTTCCCATACATAGGATAGGCGTGAGTCGTAATCGATATTGATTGCGCTCACCCGGTCATTCGTCTCGCAGAATTTTGCAATTGCTGCGTCACGTCTGGCCTGAGGCGTATACCTGCCAATGGAAAACTTCTTATCGAAGTTATCCAGGGCATGCCGCCTAAAGAAGTCTTGCGCCTCGTTTGTTACAACGAGGTCCAACGTTAATGCTTTCCGAACCTGTGTCAGGAATTCGGAAGGGTTAATCAAAGAGCTCACGGATAATCTCCAAGAGGTTCCCGTGACCGGATTGGTCACAGGTCCAACCCCTCCCGTAACAAAAGGAGGGCAACACCCAGCCTAATCAAGGAACCTAACCAAGGTCTCCTGAGTAGAAGAACGATAACGTCTTTGCGGGCAGCAAAAGCTGCGCCACCTGTTCGAGTCGTGTTTCTACATCGGCCGAGGTCGACTCAGGATGAGTCGCCATCGTAACTTCGATAAAATCTATCGAAGTGGAACCGTCAGCGAGGACCTTGGGGAACTCCACACGCAGCTTATTACGCTGAAGTGTGCGACCCCCAGGAGAACTTGCGTTGACGGCCGACAGGC